GATCGTTCCAGTTGCCGCCGTAGACCACGATGAAGTCCCCGGCTTGCATCGTGGCCGCAGCAAAGGGCCGAAAGCTCGACCATTCGTCGCTGATGGTGCTGGCTTTTACCACCTCGGCGGCATCGCGCAACTCGACCACGGCATTGCGCACCGGCGTGCGGCCTTCGGCTTCGAAGGTGCCGCGGAAGATTGTGGTGGCGTGGGCGGATTGGCAGAACAGCAACGCAAGGAACAAGAGCAGGAGGAACCGGCGCGCTGGCGCAGGTGGGAGCGAGGACTTGGCGGTCAGGTCGGGGTTTCGGTGGTACCCAGTGCACATTGCCTGCATCACCTTCCCCATTCAGCCAGTAGCGCCCGTGGATGGAACCCGAGTTTCGACAACGCAGTCATGACGCAAATCAATGAAGCGGGTGTCGGATGCGGATCGTACTCTGCTCTGGACGTTCAGAAGCGTTCGCGCTGACGAATTCGGCGGCACGGTCGCGATACAAGGCCGTTATGGAGAGGCATGCACCACCGAGCAATGGGCAAGGAGCGAACAGGACAATCAAGTGCAGGTGAAATCCAGCGACTCTGCTCTGGTCGTGGGGTTCAGAGCGAACGACAGGCGCGCTGGATTGCCACGACCCGTACTGTGGAGTCATTCGCCAACTGTCGGTCCGCGTCGCCTCGCCGATCCTGGCATCACCCCCGTCCTTGCGAGGCCCGCGCCGCGCACATTTGGGTATTGCGCATCCTCAGGCAACGCGATCCGATTTTTCGTGCTTCAAGTTGGTCCATAACCCCGGCACCGCCACCCAGTCCGCCGGCGTTATCACCGGCAACACCACACCATCGAGTATCGGTGGCTGGCCGTCGTCACCGGGAATGAGCAGCAATCTGGCGGGGCGCCGGCCGTCGATGGCTTGATTGCGCAGCTCTTGTAGCAGTCCAATCTGTTGGTAACGCACCAGCAAGCCGGCATGTTGCAGCAGCAAGGGCTGCGGATGGTTGAGTACGGTCTCACGCACACTGGGCATGGCGCGGAGCACCAGGGCCTGCAGGTTGCGCCAATCGGCGGCATCTATTGCAGCCCGGTCAGCTTTGAGGACGATGCTCCAGTCGGCCTTGGCTTTGATGGCCTGCGCGCGCATGGCGTCGATCAGCAGGCGGTCCAGGCTGATCGGCGTCAGCTCGAAGGTGGCACAGAGCCGCTGTGCTGCTCGCTCGGTGATGCTTAGCGGGCAGGTCAGGATTAGCACGCGTCCATCGCGTCGGGCACGATGGAGAGTTTCTTCGAAGCGGGCAATGCGCTCGGCGTCGGCGTCGTTCTCGACAACGTGGCCGGTGCTGCGCCTGCGTGAGGTGCTGTGCATGGTGAGGCCAGTACCGCGCGACGGCGGCGCGTAGCCGGCCGGCAGACCGTCCTCTGCTTCGCGCCAGACCAATTCGATACCGGCGGCCAACAGCAGCGCATCCAGCTCCGGCCGGTCTGGCAGTGGCTGAGCCTGATCGAAGCGACTCTGGACGCGGCTCACCAGTTGCTTCACCGGCAGTCGCTTGGGACCGATCAGTGAGGCAGAGCCCAGTCGCAGCGCGCGTTCCGCTGAGAGACCGCGCGGGTACAGTTCGGTGCGACTGGATAGCGCCGCGTTGGGTGACATCGCCACGCCAAGGCGCAATCGCCGATCGCTGCTGATCGGCGCGTCGTCTTCGGGCGGCGGCACGGCAGCGAGCTGCTCCTCGACGCGCCGTGCGGAGGGCAGCGGGTCTTCGGTGGCCAGTTCGGTGATGCGTCTGGCCAGGCCCTCGGCATACGCGGCGCGTTCGCTGGAGGAAGCGGCGAATGCTTCGCCCAGCCGTTCGGTGGCGACTATCAGCAGATTGCGAGCACCGCGATACAACACGAAGCGTGAGGTGGCGTGGGTGGCCTCGCCTTCCAGCAGTGCCTGAACTACTGCGCGCACCCGGCGCTGCCGCTCCGGGCCTTCGCTGCTGGATCCGCGCATGCTGAGCAAGCGTGCGGCAAGTTCGTCGACCGTGACCACGCCTTCGCGCCGTTTCAGGAAGTCGGCGGCCTCGTCACGCAGACTGGTGAACCAGGGACAGCGCATCCACTTGTCGACGGCCTTTTCGACGAGGTCCTGGACGTCAGAGCGTGCGCAGGCGTTGCGCTCGGCGACGTCACGCAGCGTCGGCAGCTCTTCAGTCGCGGTGCCGGCCAGGCCCAGCCAGGCTTGCAGCAGCGCATTCTCGGGCGAACTGAGTTTGATGTTGGTCAGGCGCTTGGTCACGCTGTCGACGCTTAGCGTCTCCGGCGCTTCGTCTGGCGTCTCGGATGCAGTCGGGACAGCGACCAAGCGTTTGCCGAGTTCTTCGCGCAGCAGACGCAAGCGCCGGATCACGCGCTGGCCGATGCCGCGGTTGCGATACATGCGGATTGCGGGCAGATCGAGCAGCGCACCTGCAGTGGTTGCGCCAATGCGGTCCGCGGCGTTCAGCTCGCGAGCACTCAGGCCAAGCACCGACAAGCGGGTATTTCGGGTCAAGTCGTCAACGGCGTCCAGATCGATGTTCAGATCGCCGCTGTCGCTATCGGACTCGTCGCCGCCGGTCTGGTCGATGTCCTGGAAGACCATCCGCCAGTCCATCTCCATCTGGTCGGCATTGTCGTAGCGTTTGCGGTAATCACGGTGAAGGGCGCGCTCGAAGAACTTGGTGAGCCCCTCACGAATGGCGGGGTCGAACTGTTCGCTGTCGATGCGCAGCCGGTCCTGGTCGCCTATTGGCTCGCCGGTCTCATTGCCCCATGTCGGCAATGTGGCGGTGGCCATTTCGTGCAGCGTCATCGCCGCGGCATAGCGCTCCGCATACAGATCCCAACGCGCCGGGCGGCGGGCGCTGAGGAAGGGGTCCAGATACGGCGGCGTACCCGCGCGAATGTTTTCAGCTGGCGTGCCTGACAGGGAGAAGTCATACAGCTTCAGCGTGAGCGCGCGCTTGCGGTTCTCGCCGATTCCGATGTTCTCGGACTTGATGTCGCGATGGTTGTGACCTTCGCGCTCCAGGTAGACCAGCACGTTGAGCAACTCGTCTCCAAAGCGCTGCAACATGTCCAGCGAGAGTGCGCCATCGCTGCGCAATCGCTGCCCCAGCGTGCGATCGCCCGCCTGCTCCATGAAGATCGCGGCGAGGCCATCGATCTCCAGCAGCGACAGGCAGCGGACAATATTGGGATGGTGCAGCGCGTTGAGGACGCCGGCTTCCTTGCGGACGCGCTCGTTGAGCGTCACATCCTTGGCCACCTTGAGCACGCCGGCGTCGGCACCGCGCGTCACAGCGAGCGCTACACATGTGGAGCCGCTGCCCAGCCGATGCACCACGGTGAACCCGCCGGACAGGGTATCGCCGGCCTTGGCGTCCAGCGGATGCTTGCCGATTTCAGGTTCCGGCGTCGTCAGTTCGTCCTCAACATCTTCGAGCAGCTTGAGGAACTCGGCGACGTCTTCCGGCCGACTGCTGGGGCTGAGATCGGTGGCGAACTGGATCAGCTCCTGCAGCTTGTCCGGTGCGCCATCGACCACCTCCGAAACGCGCAGGCCTGGGCCGTTGCGGCACTTGGTCGCCAGTTCTTCTACATTGGCGGCCGGATGTTTGCCGCTGAAAATCGCGTAAGTGAGCGCGCCCAGCGAGAAGAGATCCGACGCAACGGCGTCGTAATCCTGGCCCGACAACAGCTCTGGGGCGGCGTAGACGGCGGCTTGCTCCGCCGACGCCAGGCCAGCGTAAAGGCCATGCAGCGTCATGCGCGTCTGCGTGTGAGTGCTGGTGGCCGCGGCGCCGCTCAACCAGTCGCGGATACGCAGGAAACTTCGATCCGCCTGTTTCACGATCTCGATCGACCACGGACTGAGCGCGCGATGGGTCACGCCACGCAGGTGCGCGTACCTGAGCGCCTCAGCCAACTGCCGCACCAGATCCAGGCGCAAATCAACACTGGCGCCAGTCAATTCCTGATGCAGGACGTGGTCCAGCCGGCGCGCATCGGCGTCGAACGGGTAGACCAGTGCCGGCCCTACCTCGCATTCCGTCAACTGGATGGGACGCAGGATGTGATCGTGCTGGACGTCCTGCAGCAACTGGTACTCTCGCAGCGCGAGGTCCTTGCGCTCACGCTTGACCGCATCCGGCGCGCTCGACTGATGCGGAAAGATGCGCACGCGCTTGCGATCGGAATCGACCCGCACATGCACCGCTTCCCAGTCCTGATACAAATCGTTTTCGTCGATCAACCGCACCAAGCGATAGTCGCCTACCTGAGCCGATGTCGTGCGCTTGCGCAGGCCCAACTGCTCCATCGCCCGCACCAGGGCCCGCTCGACATCACGCGACATCGGCGGCCGGCCCTCAGCCTTCGTGACCAACCCATTGATCAGATCGACTACATTCGCCTGACCTCTGCGCGCCGAACCCGGCCGCGCATAGACGTGCTGGCCAGCGATCTCGTCGAGCTGGATCGCGCACTCCTTGGACGAAAGGAAAACGGCAGCCTGGATAAAGGGCACCTGCGACTTCTTGAACGCATTCTGCCGACCCAGCAGCGACTTCAGCTTCTTCGCCTTGCGATTCGCCAGCAACAACGGGTTCTCATGCGTGCGCTCACCCGCAGGCGTGCGGACCGTCCAGTACGTCTGGTTGCCGCTGACCTCACCACGCCAACTCTTGATCTCAACCAGGTAGATGCGGTCCGTCGACACCACCAGCGCATCAACCTCATTGATGCTGCCGTCATCCGCGATGAACTCGAAGTTCGACCAGGCGCGAAACGGCGACTGATCCGGCAAGCCACGCGCCAAAACCTCCAGCGCCTCCTGCTCGTGCGCGAACTGACTCGGGTGGACGGTTTGCCAGCGATCTGAGGAAGACACAATGGGTTCCGGAGGCTTGCTGGATAGGGGAGGATGTTAGCGAGTTCTGGCGTTCTACCAAGACCCGTCCGACCATGGAGCGCCACTCATGCAGCTTTCAACGAGCAGTAGCTCTGTCGGCACTCAGGTTTACACGTGATGTCTTTGCTGGAGCACTACGAGCGACTGGATATGGCGACGTAGCGACTGGTGCTCCTGGGGAAGTTGAATTGGCCGGCATAACAGCGACCATCGCGCGAGGTGATACGGTACCCTCCTGCGAAGGGTGCTCGACCAAAGCCAGGGGCACTCGGAGTCGGAGGTGCCCGCATGAAGTTGTCGTGGCACCAAGCGAAGAGCCAAATCGGCGGCCCGGTCTAGAGGTGAGACGCAATGGAGCAAGATGCTTCAAAGGATGCTCTCGATCCGCCATCGGCGAATCTGAAGATCGAGGTGACGCTTGTTGCCAAGCTGAACCTGGCAGATTTCCAGAACTCGGTCCCCTTGCTCAGGGAACTGGTGATCGCCAACGAATCCGCTTCCGTTTTCGCCGACATCGAGATCCGGATAAGCGCAACGCCGGCATTCTTGAAGCCAAAGACCTGGCGTCTGGACGCAATAGCGGCCGGTGGTCGCTGCAGAATCTCAGACCTTGATGTGCAGCTGGACGGGAGTGTGCTCGCACGCCTGACCGAGGCTGAGCAAGCGACGGTATGCCTGACGCTGCATCGACGCGGCGAAGGGGCAACTGAGCTGGCCCGCCGCGAGTGCGTAGTCGAGCTGTTGCCTCGCAATCAATGGGGCGGGATCGGGCATATGCCGGACCTGGTTGCGGCATTCGTGCAACCCAACGACCCTGCAGTCGATCGCGTGCTCAAGCGCGCGGCTGAGATCCTGCGGCAGAACGGCAAGATGCCAGCGCTCGATGGCTACAGCGGTGGCAGCAAGCGGGCTTGGGAGCTCATGTCCGGCATCTGGAGCGCGGTAGCGGCGATGCGCCTGGATTACGCCCTTCCTCCGGCGAGTTTTGAGCACGCTGGCCAAAAGGTCAGAGGCCCGGGACAGATCGAAGAATGCGGACTCGCCACTTGTCTTGATCTGGCGCTGCTGTTCAGCGCGGCAATCGAGCAGGCGGGTCTGAACCCCGTCGTCGTCTTCACCAAGGGGCACGCGTTTGCGGGCGTGTGGCTGCGGGCGGAAGAGTTCTCAAATACGGTGGTTGATGACGTCACTGCGCTGCGCAAGCGCATCAAACTCAAAGAACTCGTGCTGTTCGAGACGACGCTGGTCACGCAACAGCCTGCGCCTGGGTTTTCCTATGCGAGCCAGCTTGGCGCGCAGCAGGTTGTGGATGAGAAAGATGAGGCTTTCGAGCTGGCCGTCGACATTCGCCGGGCACGTCTTCAGCGCATCAAGCCCCTCGCCGCAGCGGAAGCGCCAGCGACCACGAATGCGCCTCAAGCGCCGGATCCTCCTGAGGTCCCCTTTGACGAAGCACCTGATCTCACCGAGACCGAGGTACATGCCGATCCGGCAACACTGAATCCCAAGGATCGACTGGCGCGTTGGCAGCGCAAATTGCTCGACTTGTCGCTGCGGAACAACCTCCTGAACTTCAAATCGAGCAAACAGAATCTGAAGATCGAAGCGCCTGACGCTGGCCTTCTTGAAGACACCCTATCCGAAGGTCAGGCCCTGAAGATTCTTGCTCGCCCGGATCTGATGGATGGTGCCGATCCCAGGAATCGAGCGCTCTATGAGAGTCGTGAGCGGGAGGACGTGCGGCGCAGTCATGCTCTCGACGCACTGAAACGTCGCGAGATCTATGTTGGCCTGCCGCCCGCCGAGTTGGAATCGCGGCTGGTCCAACTTTTCCGGTCAGCGCGAATGACTTTGCAGGAGGGCGGCGCCAACACGCTCTACCTGGCGTTGGGGTTTCTGTCCTGGACTCGCGATGGCAAGGCCGAACAAAAATACCGCGCGCCGCTCGTCCTGATTCCGGTAACGCTGAGTCGGCGAAGTGTGCGATCCGGCTTCACGCTCACCCTTCACGATGACGAGCCCCGCTTCAATCCAACCCTAGTGGAGATGCTGCGCCAGGACTTCAAGCTCAATCTCGGCGTCGCGGAGGGCGAACTTCCCAGGGACGACGCCGGCCTCGATCTGCGAACCATCTGGGATACGGTGTCCAGAGCGATCAAGGACATCAAAGGGTGGGAGATCTCGGAAGAAGTCACGTTGGCGATGTTCTCGTTCGCCAAGTACCTGATGTGGAAGGATCTGACTGAGCGCACCGATCAGTTGCGCGAAAACCCGGTGGTCAGACATCTGATCGACACGCCGAGGGAGCCCTATCCCCACGGCGTGGCCTTCCCGAATCCGAGGCGACTCGATCAAGACTTCACGCCGGAACAGACCTTCTGCCCGTTACCGGCAGACTCGTCGCAGTTGTCGGCCGTTATGGCGGCGGCGCGAGGCAAAGACTTCGTGTTGATCGGACCGCCGGGGACGGGCAAGAGCCAGACCATTTCCAACGTGATTGCTCAGTGCCTCGCCGAGGGAAAGCGAGTTCTGTTCGTTTCCGAGAAGATCGCGGCGCTCGACGTCGTGTACCGCCGCTTGCGCGAAGTCGGACTTGGCGACTTCTGCCTTGAATTGCATTCGAACAAGGCCCGCAAGCTGGATGTGCTTGCGCAGTTGCAGAAGTCCTGGGAATCCAAGGGCGAAGTCGATGCAGCCGCTTGGCGCGCGGAGGCGCAACGTCTGAAACGGATGCGCGATGACCTGAATGTCTATGTCGAACGGCTACACCTTCGCCATCCGAACGGCATCAGCATTTTCGACGCCATCGGTCGCGTCGTGGCCGCCGACAGCTCCTTCGCGCCGACGCTAAGCTGGTCGTCGCCCAGTGATCACGACTCGTCGTTGATGGAGGCCATGCGAGACGTCGTCGATCGCCTTGGCGTGAATGCACTAGCGGTGGGTCACCAAAGCTTGCTGGCGCATCCGTTGGCGGCAGTGGGCAGTTGCGAGTGGTCGCCCACGTGGCAGCAGACCGTCGTCCAGTGCGCTCGCGATCTGATCTCGGCAGCGCGTCAGTTGGATTCGACCTATCGAGGGTTTCTGAATGCGTCTGGGCTTCCGCAGATTCCTGCGACCCGCCGTGCGAGAGGCGCGATCAGTGTATTGGCGCGGACATTGCCGCATGCCGCGGGGCGAGATTGGCGGTTCGTCGTTCGGGACGATGCACAGGCTATTGTCGATCGCCTCAAAGCAGGGGCGGAATTGCTTCGGCAACATGCCGCACTTTGCGCACAGCTCTCGCCTGCTTGGACAGAGTCCATCGCAGGTGCTTGTCGCCGCGGCTTGGCGTTGCTTGAGAGGCGGCGGAGTGTGCACGCCGAATTGGCGCCTTCTTGGCCCCCTGGCGTGATTGCCGATCTCAGAAAGGGTCTGGGGTTGCTCGACTCGCTCGCGCAAACCGCCGGTCGTATGTCTGCCAAGTACAGCGATGTCGTCGAACAGATCAACGTTCATCAACTGCAGCGCGAATGGACCAAGGCCGAAAAGGCCATGTGGCCAATGTCTTGGCTTGGGAAGCGCAAAGTGCGGTCGACGCTCGAAGCAGCAGTTGTCGGCAGCGGCGAACCAGACGTCGCCAGCGACCTTCAGGCATTGGTAGACATCCGGCAGTTGCGCGCGGAGATCAGCAAGTTCGATCCCGGCACACAGACTGCGGGGATGTGGGATGGACTGAAGACACGCAAGGAACTCGCGAATGCGTGCTTGAAGTTCCAGTTTGCACTCGACGCGGCCCGCCACGAGCGACCCTGGCAAGACCATGGGCTGGAAGCTGTCGCCGACGGTCACTGTGGTGAGCGCCTTGCCGCAGACTTGGCGCGGATGCGCGCAATTAGAGCGCTCGATGCAGAAATTGAGAAACTGGGTCCGCTGGCGCAGGCAACCGGTGGCCTTTGGGCGGGACTCGCGACGGACAGCGCGCGTCTGGCGGCCGCACTGACCTTTCATTCAGCGCTGCAGGGAATCCGCGAACAAGGACCGCTGGTGGGAGACCACCAGAGCGTGGCAGATGGCGATTGCGGATCGTCGCTGCAGGCTGACCTGCGAACTGTTCGGCAGCGCGAATCTGTAGAGCGCAGCATTGCCGCGCTCGAAGATCTTTCTGCTCTCACGGGTGGTTTGTGGCGCGGAGTTGGAACCAATCCAGGCGCGATCGACACGGCGCTCAAGTTCCATGCGTACATTTCTGCTGCCGTTGCGGGCCTCACCAGCGAACCGCCGCTTCTGTCGGACATCAAGGCAGCCCTCGATCATCTTCTTGAACCGAACGACACCCGCTTGGGACCAGCCGGATCGATTCGCTCAACAGGGCAGGCCTACGTCGACGCACTGAACGTGTTCCAGCCGAAAGTTGATTTGCTCGCCGCAGCTGGCGAGTTCACTGAAGCATCGAAATTGCGCTTCAATGAGATTGCGATCAGCGAGCTGACGGATAGCTGCAAGGGAATCGAAGCATCCGAACCGCGAATGAACGCTTGGTGCGCCTGGCGCAAGGTTCGACAGCAAGCGGTCGCGCTTGGACTGTCGCCTTTGGTGCTGGGGCTCGAGAACGGCACCATCGTTCCCGATCGAGTGCGGCCAGCTTTTGAGGTCGCATATTGCCGGTGGTGGTTGAATGCCGTCGTCGACCGTGAACCGATCATTCGATCGTTCGTGTCGGCTGAGCACGAAAAGCGCATCCACGACCTGCGAGCGCTCGAGGGGCGCTATACGAGTCTCACGCAGGCGTGGGTTCGGGCTTCGCTGTGCGGAAACCTGCCTGATCAAGACTCGGTGGCTCGCAGCTCCGAGTGGGGAATTCTTCGACATGAGATGAGCAAGAAGAAGCGGCACATGCCACTTCGCGAGCTGATGAAGAGCATTCCATCGGCGCTGACGAAATTGACCCCGTGCTTGCTGATGAGTCCACTATCGATAGCGCAGTACCTGAGCGCTGACGCGAGTGCATTCGATGTGGTGGTGTTCGACGAGGCATCGCAGATCCCCGTCTGGGACGCCATCGGTGCTATCGCACGTGGCAAGCAAGTGGTGATGGTCGGTGATCCTAAGCAGTTGCCACCGACCAATTTCTTCGATCGAGCGGAATCGGCGGCTGATGAGGAGGACGTCGAAGGGGACCTGGAGAGCATTCTTGATGAGTGCCTGGGCGCCAACCTGCCCACAATGAACTTGGCCTGGCACTATCGCAGCCGCAACGAGAGCTTGATCGCGTTTTCGAACCATCGCTATTACGGCGGCTCGCTGGTGACCTTCCCGTCACCAATGACCGAGGATCGCGCCGTGAGCTTCCACTATGTGCCGGGCACCTATGAGAAGGGTGGCGCGCGCATCAACAAGGCTGAAGCCAAGGCTGTCGTCGCGGACATCATCGAGCGGTTGAAGGTACCGGGATTCCGGGAATCGAAACTGACGATCGGCGTTGTCACTTTTAACGCCGAGCAGCAGGGGCTGATTGAGGACCTGCTGGATGAGGAGCGGCGACGCGATCCCTCCATCGAGCCGTTGTTTGCAGAAGTTGAGTTGGAACCCTTGTTCGTCAAGAACCTCGAGAGCGTTCAGGGCGACGAGCGCGACATCATGTACTTCTCTATTACCTACGGGCCTGACCTACACGGCGCAGTCTCGATGAACTTCGGGCCGTTGAATCGCGATGGAGGCGAGCGGCGACTGAATGTGGCCATCACGCGCGCACGGCACGAGCTCAGGGTGTTTTCGAGTCTCAAACCGGAGCAGATGGACCTTGCGCGAACACAGGCGCTGGGTGTTCGCGACCTGAAGCATTTCCTGGACTTTGCTGATCGTGGTCCTCGGGCGCTGGCAGAAGCAACTCGGGCCAGCCAGGGTGATTTTGAGAGCCCCTTCGAGGAGGCGGTCGCTGCCGCGCTCACTGCAAAGGGATGGGCGCTGCAAGCCCAGATCGGCGCCTCCAAATTCCGCGTGGACCTCGCGGTCGTCCACCCAGATGCCGAGGGAATCTACCTTGCAGGGGTCGAATGTGATGGAGCGACTTACCATCGATCGGCGACTGCACGCGATCGCGACATGCTTCGCGAGCAGGTGCTGCGCGGTCTGGGCTGGGAGATCCTCCGTGTGTGGTCGACCGATTGGTGGGTCGACCGTGACAGCACGCTGAGGCGGCTTGACGAAAAACTGCACGGGCTGCTCACCGACAGTCGCGCAAAGCGTGCGGTTGCTGCCGAGCAAGAAGCGGCCCGTCTGGCGGTTGCTGCTGCACTGACCAAAGCCAGTGCGGAAGCCACGGTCGAGCCTCCGCAGCCTCAGGCAGAAGGTGCGATTGGCGACGGAATCAATCAATCAGGTGCGGCCCAGGGCAAGCCTGAGCAGGAGCGCGGGGCCATCGTCCCAGGCGTGGAATTGGAGTCCTATGCACGCAACACCAGCGGCGAAAAGTTGGAATCCTCTGCGGCTTATGTTGAGGTGGACCCGGCGATTGCCGTCGCGGCTGTCGCGCCGGGCCAGTTCTTCGAACGGGGCTATGACACAGTACTCCTCCAGATGATTCGCCACGTTGTCGAGAACGAAGGCCCGGTACTCGACGACGTCCTGGCACGTCGCATAGCTCGCGCACATGGTTGGCAAAAGACCGGTAACCGAATTCAAGAGAGGGTTGAAGGACTTGCTGCGACGGCATTCGAAACCACGACGGAGGACGTAGGCACGTTTTATTGGCCCACGACCAAAGTCCCCGGCATTCCATTTGCGTTTCGTCGTCCCGCAGACGAGGCGGGACGGGCACTCAATGAGATCTGCATCCCGGAACTGGTAGCCCTTGCTCGCGAAGTGCTCGCAAGGGATCTGGCGGCTGACGCGGCAATCGTCGCGATGGCGAGGGACATTGGCTTGCAACGGCTCCGCGCTGCCAGTCGAGGGCGTCTAGAGCAGGCGATTGAGCTTGCCCGGAGCACTTGAGTCGAGCTGCCCCGGCAGCCTTTCAACCGTGGCGGACATCCCTACCCTGGGCGCTGGTAACTCAGAGCATCCCCGCCTCCTCCTCCCGCCTCACCACCAACCCCTTCAGTCTTTTGCCGTCCGCATAGACCCACCGCAGCAGCTCGCGCTTCGCCAGCGCCCAGTTGCCTTGGTTGATACGCCGCCGGAACGTAGACCTCTCCAGCGCGCCTTCGCCGACGTTGAACGTGAAGCTCACCAGCGCGTCGAACTGGCTCTGAGTGAGCGGGACGGTGATCAGCCGTCGCACTGCGCCCTCGGCGATGGCGAGGTCGCGGCGGAGCAGTTCGATGGCTTCGGCTTCGGTGATGGTGCCGAACTGCTCGCCCAGCAGGACCACGTGGCCGTAGCCGATGGTGGGCTTGCCTGCCGGGCAGAGGTAAACGGTCGCGCAGAAGCTCTCGAAGCGCTTGATCAGGGCGATGCCGGCATCGCTGATTCGTAACAGTGCGTTGGGTCCGCTCATTTGCGACCCCGCGCGCGCTGGATGGCTCGGCCGCCGAACCAGAAGCTCATGACGGTGGCGAACAGGGCCTGGGTCTCGCCATCCCAGATCACTTGCAGTGCGCTGGCGAAGGTCAGGTCCTCGGCTTGCGCCAGCGTGACAAGCGAGGTCAGCTTTACCGCGGCGAACAGGCCAAAGAAGGCGTAGGTGATGACCGGCCGCACGCTCGACTGCAGGCCTTCAACCCAGCGCACGCCGCTGTCGCGGTTGGCGTAGTTGTAGACCTGCTCGGTCTCCTTGATGTCGGCGTTGATGTTGAGCTCGTCCAGCTTCTGCGCATGGCCGAGCTTCTGCAGTTCGACTTGCCGATCGAACATGGCCAACTGGTGTTTGCGGTCCTCCTTCTCGCGCTGGAGTTTGAGGATTTCCGGGAACGCGCTGGCGGCAAATCCGAGCAGGCTGCCGAGTAGGGTCATCATGATCAGCGCCCTCCGAACAGCTTGAAGTGGATGGCGGCACTGGTCGCCAGCGCGATCACCAGCGCGGTGGTCAGCATCTTGATGACCGTCTGCCAGGCGGTGTGCTTGGCGGCGTTGTATGCGTCGAGCAGACCACGCAGCGCACGGATATCGTGGGCAGCGTCATCGCCTTCGAGTCCGACGTCGGCGAGCGCTCGGCGGGCGCCGAGTTCGGCGGCGTGCTCGAGCATCTTCTGAAACTCGTGGATCGGCATGGACACCATGCCGCCTTCGATCACGGGCGTGACCATGGGTTGTCTCCTGTTGGCGGAAATGAAAAAGCCCGCGGTGAGCGGGCTTCGGGTGGGCCTTGCGGCCTGATGAGGTGCGGGTAGCGGTCGAACGGATCAGATCTCGATGTCGACCTGCGGCAATGACGGCGCTTCGCCTTCGATGACGCCATCGCGGACGAACATGGTCTGGCCCAGGGTGGCCTCGCCACGTCCGTGGACCAGCCCGCCGCCCGGCAACGCGATCACGACGCGGCTGGCGTCGACCTCGACCACGATGCCGGCTTGCAACGGTGGATCAGGCAATAACTCTCGAAACTGCCGGTAGAGGTTATGCACGGCATTCCACCCCGAGGGTTTGCCAGACTTCCGGGAAGCCGGCCTCGATCCGGGTGGAGCGCACCAGGCCGAGCCGAGACACGCTGCCGTCCTGGTACTCGACAAAGGTGCCCGGCTCGACGATGCCGGTTTCCGGTAGCACGGGCAGGCGCAGGCCCACTTCGAACTGCTGGCCGGTGTCGGCCAGGATCGCGGTACCACGCTGGCGCGCGGCGACCGCCTCGGTGATCAACGCGTCGACGACCATCGGCGCGATCACGTTTCCGGCCGTACCGGTGCGCGTGACCTGACCCAGCACGCCCGCGCTCTGGCCGGATACGAACACGCGGTTGTAGGCGGGCTTCTCCAGCCAGCGCAGGGATTCGCGCGAGACCGCGTCGACCGGCAGAACCAGATCGGGGGTCACCGCATGCCAGTTCCACGGCGCCACGGGATAGCGGTGGCGCACGCGAAGGATCGCCTCGGACGGATGCGGCAGCAGATAGCCACCGGGCGCCTCAGCAATGGCGGCCAGCGCGTCGATCCAGGTGCCTTGGTGGGCGAACACACCCGCCGGCACATTCCAGTCCGTCACGCCCCAGTCGATGCTCCAGCCCAGCGGCACACCGTTGATGGTGAGTACGTCATCCATCAACTGCCGCGCGGTCCGCGGTTGTGGATTGGCGAACGACATCACGGGCGCGTAGGGCGCGGACAACACCGCCGTGCGCCCGCGCCCGGACAGACGCAGGCTGGCCTCGCCGAAGCTGCGCTCACGGGTCAGGTTCTCGGCCAACACCCGGAAATCGGTGCCGTTGACGTGGGCCACCAGTTCCACCGGTGGCGCGCCGTCGGCGGGCGCAATCAGGGCCTCGGCGATGGCCGGGAGCGTGGCCTCGAAGCCCCAGGCCCAGGAGTCGACGTCGAGACTCAGCGACAGCGAGACCACCGGCACCGGCATACCATCCGGCCATCGATGCAGCGTCACATGGTTCAGCACGACATAAACCCTTCGGATCGGAACAACGACCGGGCCGTCTTGGCCGGGCCCAGGATGGTTTTCGCAGACGAAGACCAGATGGCCGTGCGTCGCCGCCAGCGCGGCAAAGCGCAGGGTCGGATTCGGCGTGTAGCAGGGAACGAACGGTGGTTCGGGGTCGTCCGGGCGAACTGGAGGGTGCCCTGGCGGCGGCCGCATGGCGTTCTGCCAGCGCGCGGCCATCCGGCGGCGCATGGCTGTGGCGACCTGGATCGCTTCGAAGAAGCGCAGCCCCGGATGAGCCTGAGCCACGTCGAAGCGACAGCTTATGGGCGGACGACGATCTCGCAGGCCGTCTTGATGGCTGATTCGTCGTTGCAGCGCATCGATGCGCGCCGCGTTCGCATAAATGACCGGGCCTGCGGTGCGCAGATGAAGCGATTCACTGTGCGGAACCCGGAGCGCGCCCGGCGACTGCTGGACTGCGCCGTGAAACCGCGCCGTCGCCGACACCGGTGCGCGCACCAATGTCGCCGCGCGCCACGTGGTCACGTTGGCATCGTGCGATTGCCCCGTTCGCCACAACGCGCGCGCCTGCGACGGGTGGCTGGCCGGGGATGCGGTGCGGTGCTCGGCGCCGTCCTCGAACCCGCGCCCGCGTTGCCAAGCCGACCTGGTGCTGCCCACCAGCGGACGCGCGGCCCGTGACGCGTAGCGCGCCTCGGCGATCATCTCCATCGCCGGAAACGTCGCGACCAGCGTCGCCGACGCATTCGGAATGGCCAGCGCTTCGAACCGCAGCCCAGGCAGCGTGCCGACCAATTGGGCATCGAGTGGCGGATGCGATCCGGCCGGATCGCCACCCAGCACCAGGTGCGCGCTGCCCGGTGGATGGGCGAAGCGCAGATCGACAGGCGCCATCGGTGATCACCCCAGCAGACCCGTCAGGATGCGGGTGTAGCCGCCCGCGTACAGGGTCGTGGTCGGCAGGCGCAGCTCGCCGGTCCCGTTGAGATCGGACGCGTCGCAATCCCAGGCCAGCGCGCCCATGCCATTGACGATGCGTGCCCAGGTCACCTCGCCCGTGGTCAGGATCAACGCTTCGTTGGTCGGTGTGATCTCGAGAACGCCATCGGCAAGCGTGCCCAACGGCTCATCCAGCACGATGGAGGCCAGCAGCGGCCCCTGCGGCGGCGCGCCGAAGCTCGGACGCGGGCCGGCGTAGAGATGGGCGCGCGCCTGCTCGATGCCGAGCGCCAGAAACGTGATGACGCCCTGCAACCGGTAGTTGTTGAGGTCGTTGGAGATCTGGATCACGCCGGGGCTTCCGTCATCGGTTCGGCGCGCAGGTTGTCGGCGATCACCGCACGGAAGTTGTGCTTGTGGTCGTAAGCGATCACGACGTAGCGCGGCACCTCGCTGATCCGGTCGAATCGATAGACACCGGTGACCGCGTCGCTCCAGGTCTCGCGCACGACGGCGTAGGTGCGCTCATCGAACAGCAGGACTCGGCGCGAGACCGGACGGTCTTCCGGCAGGTCCTTCTCTTTGACCGTGCCGGTGATGTGGTGATCGCCGGCGTAATAGTGATTGCGCGTGCCGGCCAGACGATGGAATGCGCGATGCGAGAACCGCAGCAAGGCGGCGAGATCCGGCACGGGCTGTGTGCGTCCGAGAACGGCAGGAAATCCCCGAAATTGCGCCTGCGGTGCGTCTGGCAACGCACTCGGCATGCCACCGGCGACACGATGCACGCGCAGGGTGAGGCCATAGCCATAGATGCTCGGCCGGAAGCTGGCGTAATGGCGCTTGTAGCCCTCCCAGATGACCGCACCGCCATCGCTGATGCGGTACTGCCAGACGCCGTCGACGCCGCGCTTCACGTCGATGCGAAGCGTGCGGCGAACACCGGCCAGTGCCCACGGCGCCGGCGCGTGCGCGACCTGTTCGTACTGGTTGCCGTCGGCATCCCAGAAGCTGTGCTGCCACTGCTGCTGCCAAACGGTCAGACGGTGGCCCTGGTACCTGCCCGATCCGGTCCACAGCCAGAACCCAAAGCACGTCGAGCTGTAGGTCACCGCCGCGACTTCGGCATCGATCTCGAACCAGAAGTTCTCCGCGACCTCGGCCGCATCGATGCGCCAGAAGTTCTGTGCGTGCGTGAACACCAGATCGACCGCTTGCGCGCCTTCGTTCCACGTGGCGGTGATGCCACCGGCCCCGCCATTGCTGGCAAAGCCCGCAGGAATGCCAGTATCGAAGCTCTCATCCAGGGGATAAGCCACGGATCAGGGCCTCCATGGCCCCGTGATGTCGAACGCGAACCCGCTGGTGTTGCCCTCGTGGGCGTAATCCATCGTCACGATGAGGAACTTGCGCCCGGGGTAACCCAAGACCTGTTCGATCAGCGTCATATGCGGGTAAGGCTGGTTCTGGTGGATCCAGTACATACCGGGCAGAAACCCGCGCAGGTGTCCGCTGCCTTCGCGCAGATAGATCGGATGCAGGATCAGGCCGTAGTCGGGACCATTCGGGAACGGGATGTGACCTGAGCGCCCGGAGACGTTCTGGTTGTTGCCGTCGTTCAACGACAACAGGCCCAGGCGCACGTTGCCGCCGACCTGGGTGTAGTCGCGCATGCAAATCTTGCCGGTAGTTTGCAGCGAGTGTGCTGAATAGCACTCCTCACTCGGATAGCTGATCGGCCACGCACCAACGGTCTGGTAGCGATCCGATGCGGTCAGGAAGGACGCGTAGTTATCGCCCGGCTTGTAGCTGTCGAAGTCGGTAAAGGTGTAGAGCACGCGGCGATCCCCACCAAAGCCGGAAGCGCAGGCGAGGAAGAATCCGCGGTCGTCGCCGACCAGCACCCAACTGCGCGCACCCGCGCCGGGTTCGCCGTAGTTTTCGGCGGTGTTGTTGCGGGCGAAGTACCACTTGAACCAACCCGAGTACATCGACGCACCGCTGCCGGAGGGCAGTTCGTTGGCATTCGGGGACGCCGGATCGAACGGTGCACGCGCACCGACGAAGGTATCGATGTCGATCATGTCCTCGGCCAACGTCACTCGTCCGAACTTCGCCCAGGTGGTGGCGTATCCCGTGGGCAAGCTGTCGTCGACACGCAGAAACGGTCGGTTCGAGAGCGGATTTGGGCTGCGATAGGCGCGCTTGTTCTGACCCGTGAAGGCGATCTCCAATCCCAGCGGCGCGATCTTGGCGGTGATGCCGAGCACCGTGGTCGCGGGCGATGCGGGCTCGCCCGAAACGCTGAAACTGATGCTGCTTGCCGTGACGGCGGTGATCGTGAAGTCGCCGTTGTACTCCGGCTCCTCGCAGCCTTCGATGCGCACCACTTGATCGACCCGAAAGCCGTGGCCTGAGCTCATCGTCGCCGTGGCGGTGGTGCCATCGCGCGTCAGCTCGAGCACGGGTTTCAGATTGAAGCCGTTGACGAGCAATGCGTCGAGCAGCGCCGTCAGGCTGCCCCAGTTGTTGGTCAGCACCGGGGCGCCCGCCATGCTGTTGTGCATCCATTTGACCTTGTTGCTCACGAATCGGACTCCTGAAATTCGATGACCGGTCAGGGTCGATCCACGTCGCCGCGCACCAGCAAGGTGAAGGCATCGCGGGTGACCGTTTCCGGACCTTGCTGGATGGTGCGCACGACCCACACCGGGAACAGCGCGCCGATGGTGTTGAAGCGCAGCACGTTGCCGGCGGCCCAGCCCGAGCCCCAGCCGAGGGCGCGCAGCGTGAAGTAGGGTTTCGCCGTCGCTGGATTGATCGGCGCGAGATCGTTGGCTGTGGTGCCGGTGGCGATCACGCCGACGTGTTCGCCGATGACCTGAAACGCCGTGGTGTTGGTGAACTGGACGGCCCAGCGTTCGGTGATGGCACCGGCGTTCGTCACCGTGATCGGCGCCAGCACATCGTTGAACGTCGCGGTGGCAGCGTTACCGGTCAGAGCGTCGGTGAACGCGCCGTTCCACGTCGCCTGATCGAACAGCGTCGACACGTAGGCGCGCAAATCGCCCGAGACCAGCGCGGAGGAAATGCGCGAGCCGGTCGGATAGTCGTGCGTGATCTGCCGGGTGAACGCCAGGCGCCCTGAGATCTGCACGTCCGATACCTGCGCCATGTCTTCGACGCGGTGCTCGACCGTGACTGGCTGAGCGAGGCCGGTGACGCTCGTGAACGTCACCCGTCCTGCTTCCAGGTCCACCGTGTATCCGGCGGTGATGACCACCCCGTTGGCATCGAGCACGCGCACGCGCGAGAGGCGCACCCGGTCGCAGTCGATGACCTGGCCGGCGCTCGCGGTGAACGGGCCGACCGTCTCGGTATGTCCGATCACCGCGAAATCGCCCATCCGAAAGATCGGCACGCGCCCGTCCTGGGGCAAGCGGACCGGATCAAGACCGATCAGATCGGCATCGAGCGGCAGATAGGAGTACGCGACCGCGTTGTACTTGATGGTGTCGGCGAACACCGGCGCCGGCTTGAACACCTTGGCCACGCCGTCGAGCACGACGACCGCATCAGGATCGAACCAGATCTCGTCCTCGTTGCCTGCGGCGATCACCCATGACCCGAACCGCGCGCGCACGACGCCGGTCTCGTAGTCGATGGCGCCGGTGATGCCTGCGCCCGCGATGATCCCGTGGTTGTCGGCGCTGACATTGATGGTGCCGCCGGTCAGCCGCGTGGCCAGCAGTTGCAGGCTCGACGGTCGCACCGGCGAGGCCGGAATGCGGAAGGTGACCTCATCGACCGGTGTGCCATCGAGACTGGTCAGCAGCGAGCGCAGCGCGACCGTGGGGCTCTGGGCAGGCACCCAGGCGGTGAGCGTCACGGCGCCGGTGGCGTAGTTGATGGCGCCCGCAAGTGTCGCCGCGCCGTTGACCGGGTTCAGATCGTAATAGAGGCTGCCCAGACGGTCGAAGTAAGTCTTGCCGCCGAGCGTGAATCCGACACTGCCGGGGACGATGGGTTCGGCGAAGCTCGGGGTGAGATCGAGCGCCAGGCCGTTGGCGGTGAACGGTTGGGTGACGCTGTTCGAGGTGCCTGCCGCGCGGTAGCGCACCTTGGCCCAGGCCGACTCATCGATGGGCATCGCCGCGCCCGCGGTGATGTACTCCCAGTGCGAGAACACGTTGCGATAGACCGGAACGAGGGTGCCGTCGGCGATGCGCGTCATTCCGATCTGCGTCACCAAGTAGCGCGCGACCGGAATGCGCACGGTGGTGTCGGGCAGGAAGCGGACGACGCCGGTGGCGTAGTTCACGGTACCGAAGGCCAGCCCCTGCGTGTCCTTCAGGTTGCCGTTGCGGTCGTCCCTGACGATCTTGATCGGATCGACCGGGCGTACCAGTTGCAGTTCGGCCGGTGTGGTCGAGATGTAGTCGAAGGTCTCGATCAGCAGGTTCCACTCCAGTTCGACCGTGCCCGGGATCAGGCCGTCGAATTCCACTTCGACGTCGATGCGACCAGTGCCATCGCGCATCGGCGCGTGGAACTCCTCCTCGGTCGGCGAACCCCAGGTGTAAGCGACGTTGTAAGTCTGACCACCGGCCGGCAGCGCGGTCGGCGTCAGTTGGATCAAGCCGGACTGATAGTGGATGGTGCCGGTCGCCGCGCCGGTGATGCGTCCTGCGCCATCGTCGGTGGCGGTGCGCGGCGCGCCGTCGTTCCAGGTGATGGTCACGGACTGCGGCGTGATGCCAGCCTGCGCCAGCTGCAGTGTCACTGCCGGTGGCGCGATGGTCTGGTCGGATCGGTTGAAGTAGTTCGCCTTGCCGCCCCACGCGTAGACGATCTCACTGCCCACATCGGGCAACGCGCCCACCGTCACGGCGACGGTGCCGGAACCGTAGTTCACCGTGCCGACCCCGTACTCCGGGCTGCTGCCCTTGAGCACACCAGCGCTGTTGTCGCGCAGGTCGTACCACTTGCCCTGCGCGCGATAGCTCACCTGCAGGGTGCCGGGCGCGGGACTGGGAAGGATCGTGAGCACGTAGTTGTAGGCGCGGTTCTCGATGTCGACGCGCACGCCAGCGGTGTCCGCAACGCGGATCGGCGCAGCGGCCGGGCGGAAGGTGATGGTCTTGTTGCCGGCGTAGTTCGGCGCGCTGGTGGCCATCGCCACCTGGCCGCGCGCGTAGTTCACCGTGCCGATGACCGTGGCGCCAGCCATCAACTGGCCACCGTTGTCGGTCAACGTCGCGCCGCTGACGCTGATCGACAGGGTTCCGGGTTGGATCGCGTTGCCGACCGACAGGATCGTGGCGGCGCTGAAACCCACCGAGGTCGTGTAGCTGACCGTGCCGTTCGCGGACTCGACCAGGGCTTCGGAGGTGCCGCCTGCGGTCAGGTCGAGCAGCGGCGTTTCGGTCTGGGCCGAGGGCACCAATTGGGTGAAGATGCTGCTGACGCTGGCCGCGACATCGCCGATGGCGATCGGCTGGGTAGTCTTGACCACGCCGCAGTACTTGGCGGCATCGGCGACGACGGTGTCACGTGTTTTGGTCTTGCCCGCCACCATCGTGAACAGACGGTCCGGCGGGGAGCCGGGGAAATCGAAGCGCAGCGCGTCCGACAGATCGCAGGTGACGACCACCGCCTCGTAGTCGACGATGCCACTGCCCGAGCCGTAGCTGAAGGTTCGAGTTTCAGACGCCACGCGGGTGACACGGATGTACTGCGCAAACTCGTTCGCCAGTCCCTCGTTGGCGACCAGGTACAGGGTCTTGCCGATGGCCGGCAACTCGGCGCCGACACGCTGAAACAACTGGATGCTGCGCTGGCCGGTGATGTGGTTCTCCAGCAGATAGCCGTTCCACAGCGAGCCCTTGTTGAGGTAGGCCTCGATGCGGTCGCGTGCGTTGGTGCGACGGTCGAAGACCTCGTCGGTCGAGAAGATCGTGACCGCGACGCGCGGATCGCTCGGCGCTTCGGCCACGATGACGTTGCCGCCCAGATACGTGTCCGTGGTGTTGGTCTGGATGCTGGCGAACACCTTGCGCAGGTTGACGCGACCACCGGCGCGGTCCATCTCCGAGATGTCGTTGAACAGCGAGTTGCTCGCGCCATCGACGATGACGGTCGAGGTGGGTGCGCCGCCGCCTTCGGCAACATCGTCCATGACTTGGCTGGCAACGAGCTTCACGTCGCCTACGAGAATGGGCATGAGGATCCTGTGGGTGTCAGAGTTGCAGGAAGCGCAGCGTCAATCGGTAGCGGTCCGCGTCGGATCGCGCCGGGAAACCCAGCACGGGCTCGGCGTCGACGCAAAGGTCGGCGTGCCGGAACGCCACCTCGAACGTGCGGTCATCCTGCAACCGCAACTCGAATCGTCCATCGTCGAGCGTCAGGGGCAACGCCGCCCACTCATGCAGCGTGGCCACGGTGGCGCGCGTGACCCAAGCCATGTCGCTGGGGCCAACCAGCGTGATCGGCCGCCCGGCTTGCCGGGTCGCCGACTGCACCAGCAGCGCGCCAGTGATCAGATAGGTGGTCGACGCAACCGCCGGCGTCCATGCGTGCTCATCGGCCCACAGCAGATCGTCCGGCAGAGTCAGTGTCTGGCCGGATGAGAGTTGGCGCAGTTCCATGGGTCAGCTTCGGGATTGCGCTTCGCGCAGCAGGTCCAGCAATCGCGACTCGTCGCGCGCGGGGATCGTCGCGTTGACCTTGCGTGCTCCGCTCGCCAGTTCGACACGAATGGTCTTGCTGGGCGGCGGCGCGTCGTTCCAGTCGAGCCGCGGTGAACGGCGCGCACGCAAGCCTGGCGCTGCCAGATCGTCGAAATCGGTCGGCATGTTGCGCAGCACCGTCGCTACCCGCGTCGACGCGTTGGGACTGACCAGCCCGCCACGAGCAAACCCCTGGATCTTCGTGGCGACTGCTTTCGCCGGTGCCTTCATGGCGTTGATCGCAGCGAAGAACCCAGCGCCCAGTCGTTTGACGGCCTCACGGCTGACCACGTACTCGCCGGGCGTCAGCATCGCCGGCACGGTGTCCGATTTGGCCAGTCCACCACGAGCGAAGTAAATCTGCCGCTCGGTCTCGCGTTCGATGTACTCCATCAGTTGGCGCTCGAGATCCACGCCGGCGACCTGCGCCTGCGCCATCGCTGTGCGCCAGCGTCCCTTGATCGTGTCGACCGAGCCTGACTCCAGGCTGGTCAGCTTGCGGACTCGCAGCAGGCGCTGGAGATAGTCGCGGTCGTGGAATGCCTGAATGTCGATCGGATCGGTTCTCAGGCTCTGGGTGCCGATCGGCAGCCTCCAGTTCATCCGCTCCATATGCGCCCGACCGATCCTCGCGCCCTGCAGACCGAGTTCGATCAGTTTCAATGCCTCGGACACATCACGATTGACCTTATCCGTCGCAGCCACCGGTTTACGTTTCGGCGGCGTCGGGCTGGGCGAGCCCACGGGACTCGCGCCGGCGGGACTCGACGACCAAGATCCCGGCGAACTGCTCGGCACCGACCCACCCGTTGCAAAGCGCGCGACGCCAGCCAGCTTGCGCAGCGTCTCAGCGCCGTACTTGCGCACAGCGGCCTTGCGGATCACGAATGCGCCGGCCTCCAGCGCACGCGGCACGGTGTCGCCATCGCCCGACCCGGGAACCACGCCCGACTTCATGCGGGAGAAGGACAATACGGAGCCGCCTTTCGCGTAGCCGCGCGGAGCCGTCACTCCCGACCCAACCAAGCCACCCGACGCATTCTGTTCGACCCGTTTCACGTAGATGGTGTGCGTCGAACTGGTGTTGATGCCGTCGAGCGACTGGATCTCGCGCCGGGCCTGGTTGGCGTTGGTGCTGATCGCGTGTTGTGACTCGGTACGGATCTGATCCAGGGCGCGGATCTGGCTGTCGACCAAGCGTAACGAGGTCTGTGCCTTCTCGGTGGCGACTTTCAGGTCGATCTGCCCGGTGCGATCGGCATAGGTCTGCAGCGTTTCCAGCGCTGACTTGGCGCGACTGATATCGGCATTGACCAGCAGCGTCTTGCCGTCCTTCAGTTGCGCTTCGAGATCGCGCAGTTGCGCATGGGCCGCCTTGAGGTCGGCGTCGATACGCACCAGGTACGCCTTCTCGCGCAGCGCCTCCTCGAGTTGGCTCAATGCGGCGTCGAGCTTGCTGCTGTCGACATCGATGGCGAACTTCAGCCCGGTCTCCAGTTGCGCCTGAATCTGCTCGATCTGCGCCTGGGTGCCGCGCAGCGCGGTCTCGATCTGACTTCGGGCGGAAGTCGCCTCGCTGGCGGCTTTCTGGTGCGCGCGACCCTCGCCTTCGAGGGCCTGAATCGCCAGTTGTTCGCTCTCGCGCATCGCATCGATGGCGGCCTTCACCGCCTGCTTCTGCGAGACGATGGTTGCATCGCCATCCTTGACCGCCTTGGCGGTCTGAGCGGCCAGATCCTGGGCCTGTTTGGCGTACTGGATCGCCAGTTCGAACTCGCCCTCCGAGATCGCAGCCCGCGCCTTGCGCTGCAGCTCGGCGACCTGCGTCAACTTGTCCTGATAGGCCTGGTACTCGCCCATCGTCGAACGGCGCAGTTCGCGGATCCGGTCCTCAGTGGTTTGCGACAGCGCGCGCTTCTCGTCCTCGATGCGCCGAATCTCGGCCAGATGGCGATTGGCTTCGGCATTGAGCGCGTCGACATGGCGCACATAGTCGGCAGCAGCCTGCGCGAGCGCCTGCTGCTTGGCGGCCAGGATCTCGTTGTCGACGCGCAAGGTCGCAGCGCGGCGCGCTTCGTCGGTCTCCGCCTGGCGTTGCGCGGCAAACCGACGCGCCTGGCCCTCTTGCTCGATCAGCCGGAGCGTCTCGGTGAGCGCCTGGGCGCGCAGATCGGACTGCTGCTGCACCGAATCCACCAGCAGCTGCGTGGTCTCCTTGATCAGTTTCGCTTCGGAGGCGTTCGACTGCTCCAACA